CGCATATTACGAGATGATACCTCACCTACACTACAGAACGATGAATCGTGCGATAGTTGTGGGGGAAATGCAGTCAGCACAGGCTGTAGATATACAGACAATGCAGTATTTGAGAACAATTCAGAAACAACGTTCAGATTTTTATATGATGAGATTGCAAGATTATCTTATCACAGGACGTGGACAGAACAAGTTCCCACAATATAATACTCAATCAAGTATTGATGGAATGTTGCCAGCAAAATCAGATTCTTATCGTTCACCAATTTACTTAAATCATACAACAAGATATGGTTATTCATTGGCACAATCAATGAGAAATTTAGATGTATATAGTGATAGAGCACACTACGACCCACCTTGCATGGATTGCGGATATTAAACTAAAATAATATGTATATAAAAACAACAACAACAATACCTTCTTACGAATTTACTTGTTGGACAGAAAAGAAATGATAGAACAAATAATATTAACAATTGTAACCACATTGATTGGTTATTTTGTGGGATATAGAAAATCAAAGAATGAGATAGAAGGTGGTCGTTTAGAAAACCTTGAAAAATCTATTAAAATATATCAGGTCATCATTGATGACTTGGGTAAAAAGGTTGAAGAATTAACCTCCCATATTGTTAGATTAGAAACAACAATTGATAGTTTAAAAAAGGAAAATAAAGAACTGAAAAATACTAATGGATTATAAATTACCATACCCAACAAAAGAAGAATTAACGATGACAACAAAGTCACAATATTTCGCAAGGGTTTTACCCATGAATTTGGATAGGAAAATTAATATAACTCAGGAAGAATATACAGCGTGGATTCATCACAATTTTGAATCGGTATATCTGTTTAATAAAGAACTAACCTTTAAGCAATACAAAAAATATTAATATGAATTTAGAACAAATCGTAAAACTTAGATTTAAATTATCTGATATTAAGAAACCAAAAGAAATGGCTGAAGATGGTCCGTGTTGGAATGGATATGAACAAATAGGTACCAAGATGTTAGATGGTAAAGAAGTACCAAATTGTGTTCCCATTAAAGCAAAGAAAGTAAAAGAAGGTTTCCCAATCCCTTCACCAGAAGGTGAGGATGAACAAACATTCATAAGTCGTTGTATTAGTAAGTTAATTGACGAGTATGGACAGGAACAAGCCGCAGCCATATGTTATGGTCAATGGGAAAAGAAGTAGTCTTAAATCGTCTTAAAATAAGAAAAGGGTCCCTACGAAGGACCCTTTATAGTTAGGAACAATATAGAGACAAACCTAACTAATGTGTTTTAATTTACTTTTAATTAATAAACTACCCATATTAATATTCTTACCTTTTGGTAATAACGGAATATGTTTTTTAAATATATCAATCGCATCTTGTTCATCTGCCTCAACATATAAAGCAACTGAATCCGCACATCCACACTTTTGTAATTTGTATAGACAATAAGTGGTTTCCATTTGATTGGGTACTTCATACATTACCCATCCTTTTTTTACAATAATTGGTGTCATATCTATTTGTTTTTGTTTCAACAAATGTACGGCGGGTTTTCTTACCATCCAAATCTTTTTTAAAGTTTTTTATAACTCATTTATAATCAACAAAAAACCCCACCGATAAAATCAGTAGGGTTTCTTATGCTTTCTATTTATTATAAACAATAGTGGGGGTCGTCAAGATATGGCAAATCATAGAATATACAGAATATTAAAAGACTCCCCCCACCTGTATAAATATATAAAAAATATTTTGAATTACAAAATGTTTAATAAAAAAAAGGGTGGTACACCAAACCACCCAATTCTTTACTTACTCGTTTTTAAATGTTCGTGATACATCTTTAAACAAAAGTTCTCAAATGTAATACTATCATCGTGAACGTTAGTTATGTATATATCATATAGACCTTCATAGTTGTCGGTCATGTACTTCATAAATTCTTCCATTACTTTCTTTTTTTTACCACCCACTCATCCAACGCCTTAATTCTTTTTTTAAGGTCATCGTCTTGTTTATGAAGACAACATTGAACAAATACTTCAGTTACCCTCCAAAGTTCTTCTACGGTAGGTTTAACACCCATTAGATTTAAATACTCTAATGCCAGTTTACTTTGAGATTGTTGCAAGATTTTAATATCTGTGCTGTAAAATTCAGGACAATTTGCCATTTTCTTTATTGTTTAGTTTTTAATAATTTAATTTAAATTTACGAGAAATTTTTGATAATACCAAATCTAACTTATCAATCATTTTCTCAATATCAATTTCACCTTCTTCTGTGAATTGTAATTCAAGTTTAACTGCGGTTGGGATTTGTTGAATTTGTTTTCTTTCAATCACTTCAGGTAACTCATCATTCAAATGATATAAATTAACTGGTCTACCTTGGTCACCAGGTATTGTTCCTAATGAAGAAATAACATTTAGTTTGATTAATGTGTTAATACTTCTCCCAACACTACTTGGAATGATTGGGGATATTAATTCATTGTAGGTATCATAAACATCCCAAGTGGTCATACATCCAAACTTCTTGAATAGTTGGAAGATTTTATTCTCTTGGTCCCTTGCAGATGCTATTGCTGATGCTAATTGTTCATCAGTAATGTCTGTTGTTTTGTAATAAGATTTAATAATCGGCATATCTTTTTCTGTTCAGATTATCCTGTCCCCGAGTTTATAAATATAAATATACACAATATTTTGGAAATTCCAAAATTATTAAGAAATATTTTTAAAAATTTTGTTTTTTGGTAAATGTCATGTATATTTATGATTGTAGTCCCTCATCACAATATAGGACATTAAAGATTTTAAGGGTTGTCAAAGAAAACTGAAGTGATGAGCAGTGAGTATTTGATGACCCTTTGTTATTAAATAATATGAAAAATAATTTTGGAACGTATCTACCACAGGATATTAACCTATATGGACCTTCAAGGGGTATTATATTGGGAAGAATCAAATCGTGGTGTCATTACAACAAAAAGAAAAAACAACATCTACACGATGGTGAATATTGGAGTGGTCATATTACTCAACAAGAATTTGTTGAACAGACTGGTTTAGATATTCAAACAATTAAAAGAGGATTAAAATGGTTACTTGATAATGGAATTATTGAGAAAGGTAACTTTAATAAATTAGGTTTTGATAGGACGGGATGGTATCGTCCAACGTATCAAAATGATACTATGGTGGTATCAAAATGTACTAATGTAAGGTATCAAAATGATACTATGGAAAGTATCAGATTGGTACCAACAATACCTGATAGTCCCTTTAAATCAATAGATAGTCCACTCCATGATAGTCCCTATAAATCCTTTGAATATATTAGTACATTCAAATTTGATTTATTAAATGAAGAAGAAAGAAACCAGTATTTAAAAAATAAATTTAATCACGAAAAACAATTATAAAATGAACAAAACAACAGTAGTAAAAGCAGAACCAGAAATTGACTGGTATATTTATCAATTAATTAATCATCCAAATTTTAAACTAGAATTATTACTAGAATTGTATAACGAATTAAAAAATAATGAAAATGAATAAAGAAGCACAATGGAATTGGAGAAATGGCGAGCTATCGTTGAAGGAATATTATAATCTATCCTCAACCGAAAGGAAAGCATACGTAGCAGCAATTCTAGAATTAGAACAATCTCAACGAAGCAGCACAGATAATATTATACTGTTATATTCTAAAACAAAAGAAAAACAGGTAAATTTCTTTGAATTATAAATAATTTTACATATATTTTAATATAACGGTTACATTAGTAACGGTTTATCCCAGCACCAGGTTAGCTTCCATTTTCCTGCGATGCTGGGATTTTCGTTAAAACGCAGATATTTATAATGAAAGTATGTACAATTTGTAAAATAGATAAGGATGAAAACCAATATGAAAAATACTGGCACTCAACGCAGAAAAAGAATAGAATCAGATTACAATGTACAGAATGTTTTTATAAACAGAAAAACGAAAGAAGACGTTTAAAACGAAAAGAAGTTAAATTGATACAAGTATCCATACGACCAGAGATAATTCAACCAGTGCAACCAGAATTGCAACCAGACCTATCTAGTGATAATAACTACAAACAATGTAGAACTTGTCAACAATTTAAATTTAAAACAGAATATTATTCCTACAGTAAAACAGGTAAAAAATCATTTTTAGATTGCAGGATTTGTGTTAATAAAAAAGAAGTTGATAGGGCAAGAAAGGATAGAATAGAATATCTTGAAGAAAATGGTGGTAGTTTGTACCGCAAAGAAAATCCTGGTGAATGGGTAGATGATTATCAAAAGCAAGCAACATACAATATTCTCAAAGCAATTGGATGGAAACTCAACGAAGATAATGGTATTTGGTGGAAGGATGGAATTAAAACCAGTGACGGAGTATTTATTAATATTAAAACTAAACCATCATCATTTAAAAATTATCCAAAAGTAATTAATACATTCCAAAAAAAGAAAATTTTTGATAAAGCAGTTGAATTAAGAAAGCAAGGTAAATCATATAAAGATATTAGTAATGAAGTTGGTTTATCTGATACAACAATACTTAACTGGTTAAATTACAAAGAATGAAAATGTTAAGAGTTGGTGAGTTAGAAATACCTGCAGACTATTTTTCTTTACCTAAAGATGATAAGGATATAATATGTAATTCAATATTGGAAGCAATACTATACCTTTTAGAGAAACACGTTGACGAAGAAATAATAAGCAGAAAGGTAATGTTAAAAAGAATTATTGAATCTAGCATAATAACAAATGAGATGGAAGAAAATTACGAAGTAGCTGGAGTCTTGTTTGACATACAAAAACTAATAGATGCGTAAAGAAATTGAGAGTTACCTAACAAGGGAATATTATCAGTTATTAAAGATAGCTAAAAAACTAACCAAGGGTGACCAATTATCTCAAGATTTACTACATGAAGTAATTATCCAACTATATGACAAGAATGATATTGTTCTTAAATCATATGACGACAACTCAATAAAGTATTATATAACCGCAGTGATGCGTATCAATTACTATTCAAAAACCAGTCCATTCTTCTATAGGATAAAGCGTGAAAGAACATTGATGACCGTTGACGTTACAACTTGTTGGGATATGTCATACGAACAGGAATCATTTGAAACAGAGGAGTTATACCAATTATTGGAAGAGGAGTATTGTGAATTGAATTGGTTTAAAAAATCATTATTGGATATGTACCTAACCTTAAACTCATCCATGAAGGCGGTGTCAAGGAAAACAAATATACCCATTCAGAGCATTTCTCGTTATATTAAGGAGACAAGATTGGAAGTTAAAACAAACATCATTAATAAATTAAACAATTAAATATGGATAGATTAATTAAAGGAACAATTGCAACGGAGCACCCTCAAGAGCATTGGGGATTTTTAAACGTACAAGGTAAAACAGTATTAGACTTAGGATGTGGAATCAATTCAGAACACACACCAACACCTTGGCATTTCTTACAGGATATGAAAGCTAAGCACGTGGTAGGTATTGACAGCAATCCACAATCATATGATTGGTTCATTAAAAACTTCAAGGTAAAGAACTTCCTACCTATTATGGATATGATAGATAGGATTGAGAAGTTTGAACTATATCTTGGTTACTATAAACCTGAGGTAGTTAAGATGGACATTGAGGGTAGTGAGATACTTATCAATGCATTAGACTCATCTTATTTAGAATCAGTCCAACAAATAGGAATAGAGTATCATAACTTATCTTGTTTAATATCTTGTGAACATAAACTAATAGAAGCAGGTTTCAAGTTGGAGTATTATAAGTTTGAACATTTGGATGTAGATTATCAGGGAGTACTTCACGGATACAAACCATTTGAACCTTTAAAATTAAATAAGATTTAAGATGGGTTGCAATTGTAAAAAACCACCAGAGATTATATTACCTGTGGTAACACCACCAATAGTAGAATTACCAAAAGAAGAAATAGATTGGTATAATAACATAGATACGATAGAACCAATAATGGACAAAGTCGGAACTAAAACACAGACAAACACGGAAGTATGAATAGAAGAGAAAGAAGATGGACAGAAAAGAATCAAGAAAAATTGATTAAGAAAATCCAAAGGGATACATTAAAACAATTAAATAAGGATTATCCAACAGATGAGGATAAGAAGGCGTATATAGAGAAATTAAAAAAAGAATTGGAAATGAATATAGAACCTGAAACCCCATTTGATGTTATAACATTCAAAAATTAATATTTAGTAGTATGGCGGTAAGTAAAAAGAACATAGAAGTAAAAGAAATAAGTGGTGTATCAAATGAAGACATTCTATTGGCACATAAAATTTTGAATGCATCAGGAGCAACGGATGAACACAAGGAGATTGCAAACAATATATATAAACAGATATTCAATGAGGATGTTGTGTATAGTTGTTGTAAGAACAGAGCATTCATTAAATTGGACCACTATGTTAGAAATGTATTAAAATTATTATAATGGCTAAAGAAACTAAAGTAAATGAATTGGAGTACGAAGAGAGAATGAATCGTGCGTTTGAACTAATGTTATATGAGAAAAAATCATATGATGAGTTTAAGACTCAGTTCGCAAAGGAAATGAACATAACGGTTAGGATGGCAGAGAACTATTGGAAGGACGTTAGGACCCGTTTAAAAGAACGATACGCACAGAACCAAGAGGAAATACTATCTGAACAATTAAATCGTCTGTATGACCTTTTAAATCGTTGTAGACTATCAGGTAACAGAAGGGTTGAATCAGAAGTTCTAAGGGACATAACAAAGATATTAGGAATGGATGCACCAAAGAAGATAGATTTAACTTCAGGTGGACAACCCATATCAATTAATATTAATATAACAGAGGACTAAAAAAATTTACTAATAACGTTAGTAATGTTTCGTTTTTGACTATGGAGATAGATATTAATCTTACAAAGAAACAATCCCAATGTTGGAAACTATTGATGGATGATAAAACAAATATCATTACATATGGTGGTTCAGCAGGTGGAGGTAAATCATTTCTTGGTTGTTTGTTTATAGCAACACTATGTTTAAAGTATAATGGTATTAGATGTTTAATTGGTAGAACAGTATTACAACAATTAAAGATGACCACATTAAATACTCTATTTGAGATTCTACAAAGAATGAATTTAAAATCAGGGGAACATTATACATACAATGGTCAGAGTAATATTATAACATTCTATAATGGTTCTGAGATTATATTAAAAGATTTAGCGTATCAACCAAGTGACCAGAATTGGGATAGTCTTGGTGGTATTGAGGTGTCAGCAATCTTTGTGGATGAAGCAAGTCAAATAAACTATCTATGTTATTCAATCCTTAAATCACGTATCCGTTTTAAATTGGATGAGTTTAAGTTAGTACCAAAGATGTTACTTACTTGTAACCCTGGTCAGAATTGGATTAAGAAAGAATTTTTCACACCATACGTTCAAGAGACATTGGATGCAAACAAAGCGTTTGTTCCTGCGTTAGCATTGGAAAACTCCTATCTACCTGACAGTTACATAGAAATGTTAAAGGAGTTACCTCCACAACAACGTAAAAGATTATTGGAAGGTGATTGGAATTATATGGATGAATCAGATAATCTATTTGACTTTGATTCAATATCCAACTCAACATTTAAGTTAGTACCAAATCCAACAGATAAGAAGTATATGTCCGTGGACGTAGCAAGGTTTGGAGCAGACAGGTCCGTAGTGGTGATTTGGGTGGGACTGGTGGTCACAGAAATATTTGTGTATAACAAACTATCAGCGGTACAATTAACGGACGAAATAAAGGAACTTATTGCAAAGTACGGAATCCATCCATCAAACATAATTGTGGATGCTGATGGAGTTGGTGGACCAGTGAGTGATATTTTGAGGGGAGTAAACTTTGTGAACAACTCAAGTGCATTACACAAACAGAACTTCATCAATCTTAAATCACAATGTTATGTAAAACTATCAGAACTATTTAAAGAAGGTAAGATAAGTTTAAACATAATGGACCCATCAACAGTAGATGAATTAACACAGGAACTATTAGCAGTGAAACTAAAAGACATAGATAAAGATAATAAAGTAGCAGTACAATCCAAGGATGAGATGAAAAAGATACTGGGTAAATCACCTGACATATCTGACGCACTCATGATGAGGATGTACTTTGAAGTTAAGAATTTAAAATCAACAGGAAGATATTCCATAGCATTTGTATAATATGAAAAAAGTAACAATAGAAATTAAAGGACAGGAGTATGAATTACCAAATTTCCTATCAATTGAAAATTACGTAAAGGTTTATAGTGTAAAAGACTTTTTGGGAGACAAGTTCTTTCAAGCTAAACTAATCAATCAGGTATTAGGTATTAAGATGGAACTGATATTAAATTCAAACCATACTCAAGTTAATTACATATCAGACCACATAACAAGTTTATTCCCTAACACAGACTATCCATTCTATGATAGGTTTGAATTAAATGGTGTTCAGTATGGATTTATTCCATCGTGGAAGAATATGTCCTTTGCTGAGTTTGTGGATTTGGATACTCTATTAAACAAAGAACCAAAAGATATTATAAATAACTTCCATATCATATGTGCAATAATGTACAGACCAATCATATCCCAAAAATCAGAACACGACTTTTTAATTGAGGAGTATGATAGTAATGTTATGGAAATACGAGCAGAACTATTTAAAAAGGAATTAGATGTTAAGTATATATTAGGTGGTCAATTTTTTTTTTCACGTTTCGTAAATCACTCTTTAAATCATATCCCACTATTTTCAACACTGAAGAAATTGAGTACTATGAAGAAAATGGGATTAGTATGGAAGATGAGGAAGATACTATGGAAAACTCTTTTGAACAAGCGTTCGGATGGTTTGCGATTATCAATAGACTATGTAATGATGACATTACGAAACATACAAGTGTCCTCAAAACCACCGTTATGGAAGCGCTTAACCAACTTCTTTACATCATGGAAAAAGAAAAAGAAGTAATTAGAAGACAAAAGTAAACTTTCACACATCACTAATAATAAATTTATATTTAATACAGATGGTTATATACAAACAAATTATTGAGGACCTTAAAGGTATCGCGTACCACAACCCACAGATTAATTCATTTGGTTTTGGTGACATTACTCAATTAACAATGGATATTGAGAATAAGGTGTCACCAGTATATCAGAAAATGTACGTGGTCCCTGGTAATGTTGTATTAAAAGAAAACGCCATCCAATATAATTTATCCGTAATTGTTATGGATTTAATTAATAGTGATTATTCCAATCAACAAGAGGTAATGTCAGATACAATAGAAACCATTAAAGATATATGGACTATTTTGTATCAATCATACACACAATACTATGGTGGATTTACATTAGACTACGAACCATTATGGTCACCAACCATTGAACCATTCCTTGAATCCTATGAGGATATTTTAGGTGGATGGACAATGTCATTGGTTATTGAAGAAGGGTTTGACTACAATAGTTGTGTCATTCCTGATACGGATGTATTTCCACAGGACGAATCTTTCTCAAGTTACTTCCAAATCATACAAGATTTTAAAAACTTTGCTACTCAACATAGACAAGTAAACTCATTTGGGTACGGAGACATAACACAACTAACAATGGATATTTCAACTAAGGTTGAACCAGTCTATCCAAAACTATATTTTGTTCCACAAACAACAAGATTTGACCAAAATCACATGCACATAACTTGGGATGTACTTATAGTAGACCAATTAAATGATGATTATTCAAACCAATTAGAGGTTCTTTCCGATACATTAGAGATTGCAAAGGACTTTTTTGCTAGAACATACCTATCAGATTATGAAGCAGATTGGGATGCAGACATTCAACCATGGTTAGAAGAGACAGAAACAATACTTTGCGGGTGGACAATGAGGTTAAGTATTACACAGAAGTTTGATTTTAATAGATGTGTACTTCCTGAATTACCATTCGAGAATAAAAAATGGTATGAACTTGCCACTAAATGGAATGAAGTTAATACCGATTGGAAGAACACTTAAACAAACACAAATATATAAATATATATGGGACAATTAACTAATTTATACGTAAGTGAATCCTACCAAGGATTAATCAAACTTGCTAATTCAACCACAGGAGTTACTGGTACTTTGCAGTACACACAGGACGGGGTTGGTAATAACTTACCGATACAAATATCAACATCATCTGTTAATATCACAGGTTCCTTTACTGTAAATGGTTTACCTATCGTTGCAGTTAATACTGGTTCACTTATGACAACAGGTAGTGTATCGGGTAATACATTAACATTTACAAAGGGAGATGGTTCAACATTTCCTTTAACTGTTAATACTGGTTCATTACCATCAGGGGTGGTATCAGGGTCAGCACAAATTGTTGATTTAGGATTTGCAACAACAAGTTCACTAACATCATTATCAAGTTCAATAGCAACAACCGACCTAAGTCAGAACAATAGACTAACTTCAATTGAGAGTATCACTGGTTCACTTGCAACCACATCATCTTTAACATCTTTATCTCAATCAATTGCAGTAACTGACTTAGGTCAGAATAATAGATTAGGTAGTTTAGAAACTGCAACAGGTTCCCTACAAAACCAAATAAATCAGAAATTAGATACAGGTAGTTTCAATTCTTATACGTCTTCAAATGATAGTAAAGTTAATTCACTTATCGCTAGCACTGGTTCTTATGCTACTACTTCATCGCTTACTTCGCTATCGCAAAGCATAGCATTAACTGATTTAAATCAGAACAATACAATTGCAGGACTTGCAACAACAAGTTCAGTTAATACTAAATTAGACACAGGTTCATTCAATTCATATACAAGTAGTAATGATGGTAAGGTTAATTCTTTAATTAGTGCAACAGGTAGTTATGCAACTACAGGTTCAAATAACTTCGTTGGTCAACAAAATATAAATAATAGTGTTAATATAACAGGAAGTTTAAATGTTACAGGAGAAATTACTGCACTATCAGCATCCATTACTTATTTAGAAACAATATATCAAACATCGTCTGTTATATTCTCAAGTGGTTCAAACATATTGGGAGATGAAGCAAGTGATACACAAACATTAAATGGTGTAGTTAATATCCCATTAGGTAACTTAAATGTTACAGGTGCAACAACATCATCATTAGGTTTCTTTGGTAACTTACAAGGTACTGCATCTTATGCAACCAATGCATTATCTGCATCAAATTCTGTAAATTCAGATAGTTCTATATCATCAAGTTTTGCACAAACAGCAATCAGTTCAAGTCAAGCACAGAATGCAGTATCAGCATCTCAAGCGACTAATGCAAATACAGCATCATATGTATTACAAGCGGTATCTGCATCTTATGCAACAAACGCTTTAAGTAGTTCATATTCAAACAATAGTACAAGTGCAAGTTACGCAAACAATGCAACATCCGCATCATTCTCACAAAATACAATAAGTGGTTCATTCAGTAACTTTGCTGTAAGTAGTTCATTTAGTCAATTTGCAATAAGTTCATCTCAAGCACAAAACGCAGTAACAGCATCTTTCTTATTAGGTACAATAGCTTCAGCATCTTTTGCAACAAATGCGGCAACAGCTTCAATTGCATTTGACTTAGTAGTTAATGGTAAATGTGATAATCCTGGTGGTTTATTAAAAGGTACTATAGTAAGAATTACAGGTAATTCTGGTGACAACGCTTTATTCAATTCAGCAAGTTGGGAAGATGACAATAACTCAGCAAATACATTAGGTATGTTGACAGCAGATGTTGCACACAATGCTTTTGCTAATATTGTAACTCAAGGTACAGTAATTGGTATCAATACAAACGGAATGACCGCTGGTGATTTATTATACTTATCATCATCAGGACAATATACAACATCATCAGTTCCTGCACCATATCACGAAGTAAGATTAGGTCAGGTATTAAGACCACAATTAAATAATGGTTCCGCATATATCTCCATTGATAATGGTTATGAATT